TGTGCGGCGAGTGTTTTTGTGTTTAAGAATAATCAATCGGATTAAGTTTTGGAGGGAATATGTTAGAGGAAATTTGTCCAGCCACAGCATAATTTTCATAATAATGTACAAACTGCGGTGGTACAAATGACCTCAACGGTTCCAAGCTCAGGGGTTGAAGTTCATCGAGAGAATCCAAATATTTTTCATAATTACATTGGATATCTACAGGGATTTTATACAATCTCTCGACAAGCTCACGAGTCCTTTGGCCTGGTGTAGAAGTTGGTACTCCCTTCTTTTTAATATAATCCATCGCTTCCTCAAATTGGACACGGTTGTATTGGTCCATGAGTGGGGCCCTGGCACGGTAGCCATGTGTCACTCTGAGCGCGTATCTCGCTAACGCACACAAAATGGGGCACCCATCGTACGAATACGCGAGCGATAACGCCTTTGAGCGAAGCAACTCCATATGGCGTTTCTTTTTGGAGTGCATGTATCTCTGTGTCGTCCAACCGAATCCCAATAGATCAACCATCGGGTCAGTAACAATCTGCATGTCGTGTGGATCAAAGACCATCCCGCAAAACGAGGCACTAGCAATGTCGTCCACGACTTCGATTTTTAGAGATAATCCCATTCGAGTCAGCAATTCTTCGGTCGGGAATTCACCGTAGAAGCTAGTTAAAGAATCGTCGCCTTCGACTTTAGGACGTACACGAGTGTTGCCCATTTTGTGATGTAAGAACAATATTATCATAAGATTAGTGAAGCCGTTTCCTGAAGATGTCGTCATCTCTCCCGACATTCTCCTGGCCTTGACAATAACAGTAACGTACTTGTTCACGCATTTGTTATCACCAAAGAGGGCACTCATCAATTTCATGATCATGTCATAGTTTGGAGCAAATTTTAGGACATGTCTGTACAATTTGAACTCCGCACAATGCATAAGCAATTTCTCAAAATGAGCTTCAAACGATTTGAAGTCTAAGGCTGCGATTTTTGCACCCGGTGAGCTAAGGTAGTCCAATATTACTTGAGGACGTTCCCGCATGGGTGTTTTCTTGATGAAATGCTCATTCGCAAAAAGCTTTTCATCTATGACGCGACAATATGGCCCAACCAGTGTCTTGAATTCATCAGTGCGGGAGTTGATCCATCTCGGAAATTTGTAATCAACATAGGTCTCGTCTTTGATAAAACTCTTAACTACCAGGTATTTTGGGTCAAAAGGGTCGGTTATCGCGTCATACTTGCGCTGTAGCTCTAATTTACGAGCTTTGGTATAAGGCGTCTTACTTAACCAAGTTTCGACAGAATAATCCGTCGAGGAATCAGCTGGTACGATATTCTTTTCCAGCCAGTCATCCACGAATTTTGCAAATTCTTCGTAGATCTGTGCCTCTTTTGTTGGCATTTTGACCGCGATTCTTTT